ATGACAGCTATCAAATCTTTATTTTTAAGCACCGCACTTTTAGTTTCTTTTAGTGCGTTGGCTAGTGATGCTGATATCAGCACGTTGAAAAAGGAATTAAAGGTCTTTCAACCTACAGATATTACCAAGAAAAATAATGACATAACTGTAGTTATACCAGCAAAAAACATCACTCGTGAAGCCTATGAAGCGCTCATAACTAATGGGTTATGCACACCGCTATGGACAAAAGATACCCCTTCTTCATTCCTTAATGGTATCAATACCTTTACCGTTGTTAACCAATTTAAAGCTTTTGGCTATACATTAGATTCCCCATTGTCAACTTGCAAAGAAATGGGCAATCTTATGCCAGAGCCAGCAAAAGTATTAATGTATTCAAAAACAAAAAGTTACACTAGTAGCTAGTCATTAAAAAACCCGCCACAAGCGGGTTTTTTAATATACGAGTCTTCCTCAGCTGCTTTCAGATTCGTACTCAACATCCGACAATTTCACCTCAAGCTCTAGGCTCGTCGTAAAGCCGCTTTTACTCAGGTAGTGCATAACTTTAGTGATCGTCCAAGATTGCTCGTCTATGACGCGCTTAAACCCTTTAACCTGTACCGGCGTCTCAGGGTAAAGATCAGCCCGCCCCATCGCCAGCCTGATTGAAAACTCAGCAACGCCACGTTGCAGTTTGTCCCATTTTGCCTGGGCAGCTCGCATCGCCTGCGCTTTGGTTGAAAAAATTGTCGTCAGGGCGAACACGTTGTCATCCTCGCCGACCATGTATTCACCTTCCCTGGCTTCCGGCGTCTTCACCTCTTTTTTCTTTGTTACCGGTTTGGCTTTGGGATGCTGTAGTGCACGTAAATGCTGTTCTTTCGGTTTCCGCTTTAACGTCACCTTTTGCTTTTGTGGTTTCGGGTCTTTGGTGTGCAACCATTTTGCCGTTACACCGGTATATGCCCCACGGTCGGCAATCGAAAACTGATGCCTGTCCCCATCGCTGCGGGTGATAGTGACTTGCGGAATAGCCTTCCCGCTGGCTGTTAACCCACGACCAGCTTTCAGAAAAAGCAACTTTCCCGCTTTTACCGAAACCTCACCGCCGTTTCGCTCGGCGAGACGAGTCAAAAATTTAGCATCCGATTCCTGTGACTGGTCGATATGCGGGATTTTAATTCCCGCCAGTTCAGGTATGACTCTCGATGTCAGTTTGTTACGCGTCGCTATCGCCGCCACAATTTCGCCTAAAGTCTTGTCATGCCATGACTCTTCTCGCCTGGAATTTAACGTTCCCCGAAAATCGGCACTACGAGCACGAATTGTCACGCTATCCGGTGCGCCATGATGCTCAACCTCATCGACAGTGAAAGAGCCCTTGTTAATTAACGCAAACCCTTTCCATCCCAGATAAAGTGTCAGCACAGCACCACGTAACGGCAACTCGACAAGCCCGTCAGCGTCATCGAGCTCGATATCAAGCTGGTCTGCCTCAAATCCGCGGTTATCGGTCATCGTCAGACTCATTAAGCGGTTACTGATATTGCCGGTAATATCTTTGCTGTCGAGCATCAGCATAAAATCGGGCGTCAGGACGCCACCCGCATTGAGATTCATCATATCCAGCATCAGCTAATCCCCACCATGCCGGCCACTGACGAAGCCATATTACCCGCCTTGCCAATAAGTGCATTGGCCTGTTCGCCAATATCGCCATACAGCGCCGCGAGTGATTCATCCACGCGGGTGAGCGTCAGCGTGAAATCAATTTTTCTCGCCGTGCCGTCAGCAAAAAACAGGCTCCCTGTCTCGCTGATATTATTGATGACGTACATACCGTAAATAGTGCCGGTGCCATCCAGCAACGGCCAGGCGCGCCCTTCGTCAGCCATTAAACGAATAGCTGTCATCGTCAACTTTCCACCGGTGAGCTCCGGGTATAACACACCGGCCAGGGTAATTCTTTCTTCCCCCGGCCCCAGATACTGGAAAGAATCCCGTTTACCTACGCGTGAGTTTGACGGCCACAGATATTCGGCATCGCGTTGCATCGTCTGGTGTGGCAACGTCTGGCGCATAAAAACAAACATACCGAGTGCAAGCATCATTTCTCGTTACCTCCTGTCAGTCGTGGATCATGCTGGCCCGCTGACGAGCACGCTTGTCACGCTCAAACTTTTCGAGCGCATCCTGTAGTTGACGATCGAGCTGCGTGCCGCTCCCGCTACCATCAACGGAAATGTGATACTCGCTTTTACTCTGGTCGATGTAAGAACGCCCGGCGGGTGCGGTGACAGGTTGGTATGCCTGATAGCCGCTATAAGTACTGGAAGCCGGGATATAAGTGTTACCCTGCGTGGCTGTGTTTGCTTTCGCGGCAGTCTGGTCAAGCGTACTGGACTCTTTGTTGATTATGCCGAGCTTCTCAAGTACCCAATCAATACCGCTGCGCAGCTTATTGAATGCTGTAAGCGGTAAAGTAAGAGCGTCAGCCAGGCGCTGACCAAACAACACACCGGCATCTCGGAAACTGTTTAACGTTTCCTGTGATGATTTAACCGGCGCAATCAGATTGTTAAACCAGTCCCATGCGGCTTTAAGTTTTCCACCTAGCCAGTCAAACATCGGTTTAAGCGGTGCAAATAGTTCTGCTACTGGCGCAAAGACCTTACGCAATCCTTCCATCACGCCGCCAAAAAATGCGCTGATGGGCTCCCAATATTTACGAATGAGCAATGCCCCGGCGACAATCGCAGCCACAACAGCGACAACCGGCCAGGAAATCGCACCAATAGCGGTAATGATGCCTCCGGCCACCGTTGTAAATACGGTACCGAGTGCCGTCGCAGCGGCGATGATGGCATTTACACCGGTTATCACCGGCCAGGCAATCAGTCCAATAGCCCCAATCATCCCCACGACCCCGATCGCCACAGCGGTAATCACTCCAAGCGTCTGCGCGAGCTCTTTATTTCGCTGGATCCACTTATCAAGTTTGAGAACGTAGCCAGTAGCGGTTTGCACCAGTTTGCGTAAGGAGGACTCCTGCTGGTCAAAAAGGTCAGTACCTACAGCCTCATATGCCGACTGAAACTCTTTAAAGTCGCCGCCGAGGTTATTTTGCATGACCTTAACCAGCTCATCGGTCTTACCATCTGAGGCCATAAAGGCCGCGGTTAACTTGTCCAATTTTCCACTTGAGGCTGCTTGTATCAATACGTTTGACGACTTAAGGGCTTCCTCACCAAAAATTGTTTTTAGATATTCCCCCCTCTGGCTGCTACCAAGTTTATTTCTGTTAAAGCTGGCATCTATTTCTTTCAGAATACTAAAGATTGGCCGCATATCTCCTTTACTATCAGCCGTTTTAACTCCTAGTTCTTTTAATGCTTCCCACGCATTTCCTGTAGGTGCCTGAAGACGACTAACCACAGCACTGCTACCAGTACCGGCCATAGATCCAGTGATGTTGTTATCATGAAGCACCCCGGTCATTGCTGCCGCTTGCTCCAAGCTCACTCCAGCAGTCCTAGCAACAGGAGCGAGGTATGTCAGGGCATCGCTCAACCCCTGAAAATCTGCGGCCGATTTATTCATCGTTGCTGAAAGCACATCACCAATGTGGGCTACCCGGTCATTTGATAGTTGAAATGCGTTTTTGGTACCAAGTAAAAGCTGAGCGTTTTCCTCCATCGTGCGTCGGTTAGCCAATGCCATGTTTAAAGTTACTGGCGTCGCGGCTAGAATTGCCGCCACATCGCCACCGGCTTTTGCAATAATTATCTGTGACCCGGCAGCATCATCGGCAGAGGCGGCAGTATTGTCGCCCAGCAGTCGGGCCTGCTTTCGCAACGCAGTCATTTCTGCGGAGTCTTTCGCCACGCCGAGTACAGCCTGTAACTCGGAGTTTTTCTGCGCAAAATCATAACCCGGTTTCATCAGTGCAACACCGGCCAGCGTGCCTGTCGTCGCCATACCGACACCGGCGGCACCCATTGCGGCCGCATTTCCGGCCAGCTCTTTACCGGCCTGATATCTCTGCTTAACCGCATTGAGCTTTGCCTGTTGCGCGCTGACCCGCGCCAGCGCTTCACGCTGACGATTGAGCTGTGCTGTCGTTTCGCTAATGTTGGTTTTTAACCGGCGTTCATCCGCGGCCAGGGTACGGGTATTAATTCCCGCCTGGCTGAGTTCCTGCCGCTGGCGCTGTACAGCCTGCCGTAAGCTGTTGTGTTTAAGCTGTAGCGCGGCGGCGCTTTTTCGTGCCGTGTCCATCGCCTGCGCCTGCGCGCGGGTAGGCTGCTCCGTATTTTTGAACTGGATCGCCAGCGCGGCGGCTTCCTGTTTAGCTTTCTTCAGCTCCTGACCGGTAACGGCGAGTTGCGCGCTGGCCTTGCGAAATCCGTCAATACGGGATGCCTGACCGTTAAGCTCACGCAATGATTTTTGAGTGTCCCGAATATCACCAGACAGCGTTTTACTCGCTGTCTGGATGGTTTTAAACGGGCGGGTCGCCTGGTCAACAGCCTTGAGTAAAACCTGCAATTTAACGTCGTTACTCATTCGTGTTTCCGCTTCGCTGTAGCGCCTTTTCGCGCCAGGTGGTGAGCTCGGTCAGGCTCATGGGATATAACTCTGATGGCGGCCAGTGAAAAATCACCGCGATATCCGCCATCAGGTCATCGACCGACATGTCTTTCGGGAAATTTAATCCGCCAAATTCGGCGACAAAAAACCGATCACCTTTGTTGCCAGCGCCATCAGGTCGGGTAAATCCATCATGACGACATCCGATTCGGTAAGAGACGGACTGGTCATACGCGGCAGCACTTTAATCAGGGCATCCACTTCAGAGCGCGCAACGTCGGCCAGGCTGACACCGCGCAGGGTTCCGGCGTTAGGCTTCATCAGGGTGATTTTTTCGATGACCTGCTCGCCGCGTTTGATGGGGTTTTCCAGGGTGACGATGTTTTCTTTGCTCATGAGTTTCTCACTATTTACGGATTCGGGGTTAACCGGCCAGACATGCTGACCGGGGAAAAATTACAGGCCGATATTGCGGCGGTGCTGGTCGAGTCGGTCGACGCCGTTCACCTTCTCAATCATGTTGAGGACGTCGATTTCTACCAGCTCTTTACCGTTCATGGTCAGCTTGTAGTACGTGCAGACCAGCGATAATTTGCTGCTGGTATCCTCGCCCTGTTTGCTCTCGCCGTTATCGACTTCCTTCACCTTGAAACGGGTCTCAACTTCCACCGCCACGGTTTCGCCGGTATCGTCCCGCTGGTAAGAGCCTGCATAGCGCAGTAGCGTCCCGGTACCGACGGCACCATAAAGCGACCAGATCGCATCATCAGGGAAGCCGCCGAGGGAAATCTCCATCGCCAGCGCGTCATCGTCGAGGCCGAAATCGACAGGGGCTGAGCCTGACATCCCGCCGCCCCGGTAATTTTCCAGCTTACGGGTCAGCTTAGGCAGGGTGACGGACTCGATAACGCCGAGATAGCTGACGCCATCCAGAAATGTGTTCAGATATTTGAGCTTGCGCGGCATTGCCATTGGTCAGGGCTCCTTAATTGCTGTTAACCGATGACACCAGATTCGCCAGGTATTTATCGGTAATGCGCTGGCGTAGCGTCAGGTTTTCGAGAGGGGGAACCGGCGTATAGTCGTAATCGATATACAGTTTCCCGGCTTTGAGGGTCGCCGCGTCGTTGGCCGCTTCATCAAACCAACAGGTCGCATCGACGATATAGCCCGCCGTTTTCATCTCGCGGAATTTCGCATTGATACCCGCAACGATGTCCTTAATCAGCGTGGCAGTGATCGGCTTGTCTACCGCCCACATGTGACCAGCGGCCATTGTGTCAGCGATAACCTGCGCGGTGCGGGTGTAGTTCTCGAACAAGAACAGCGGGTCATCGGAGCAGCAGCGGTTGCCCCAGAAGCGGAAACCGTCTTTGCGAATGAGCGTGGTGACGCCAGCCTCGTTAAGCAGGTCGGCATCGGTGCCGAGTTCCTGCAAATCCCAGAAGACCGACGCGCTGATGCCGGTGACGCCATTCACGCCAACGTTTGACAGAGTTTTGTGCCAGCCGGTGTCCTGGTCGATTTTGGCGCGCAGGCCGAGCGCGCGGGCGGTCGCCCAGGCGGTCTCTGTCGCGTTCGCCGTGGTATCCCATGCCAGAAAATCCGGCCAGATAACCATCAGCTCACGCTGGCTGAAATTCTCGCGATAGAGCATCGCCTCGGAAATGTTCTTACAATCCCATGCGCTGATATAGCCAAAGGCGCGCAGCTTCTGGCAAATCGGTGCGAGAGCAGTTGCAACCTCAAGGGAGTCGAGCCCCGGAACACCGAGGATGCGCGGTTTAACGCCGGTGACGGCCTCCGCCGTGAGCAGTGCTTTCAGCCCGGTGTAATTGCCGTTTTCGTCGGTGCCGCCGATGATATTAGAGACAGTCTGCGCTTCGGCATCGTCGCCGGTACCTTCGGCAACGCGCACAACGACAATGACCGGTTTCGACTGGTCGGCGATTGCCTGGAGGGATGCGGCCAGGGTACCTTTTGTACCCGCTTTGGCAATGGCGCTTTGCACGCTGGTAATCAGTACAGGCTTATTGAGTGGGAAGGTGGCGGCATCGGCATCGCTGGCCGTACAGACCATGCCGATAATCGCCGTTGATACGGTGGAAATGACGCGGGTTCCGTCGTTAATCTCGACAACCTGGACGCCGTGATGAAAATCGCTCATCCGTTTAACTCCGTGGTTAAGGGTGAGCATTATTTTCAATCGTGGTGGAAAGGGTGACGAGTCATCCCCGCTGTAACAGGGACGGTACAACAGGAATGACCGTCACAGGGTCAGGCGACGCGGCTCCAGCACATCAGCAGGGTGTGGGCTTCCACCACGCTGAACGATTTTCCTTCGCCGAGGTTGTCGGTTTTGCCGCTGGTCGTGTGTTTGTGCGCCGGTACCGTGACTTCGTGGTCGTGCTCTCCGGCGTCATCGGTCACACCCAGCTCTTTCGGGTTAAAGAGCTGCCGCACATCCCCGCCGATTTCCCACGGGTCATCTTTACCAGCCACACCACCATGATTGTGAACACCGCCGCGCGTGGTCGTCAACTTCTGCTCTTGCTGCTCGCTGGTTTCGCCGGTCACATCGATTTGTACGGCGGGCAGGTTTGTGCGCAGTAATGTAACGGCATCGCTGCCGCCGGTATTCCCTACGTTTGAGCCGTCAGCTTTTGCCACCCGGATTGTTTTATTTTCACCGGTGTAAATCCATAGCGACCATGGCCAGCGCTCATTAGGGTTGAGGTTCTGGTTAAAAAAGCGGGTGGTACCTGGTGGGTTATCTTCCTCCCATGCATCACGTACCGCTGTTTTAACGGCCTCCGTAATTGCCTGCTGTATGTTGATATCAAGCTCGTTAAGGATTTTATCGGCGTAGTCCTTAGCCTCATTCTTTGCTCGATCGACCTCCCCCAGAGAGGCAATCACAACCGCCGGATCCGTCATTAACCGCACATCAGCGGTATTGTTAACCGCTATCCACAGATTGACGGCCTGCTGCCTGCCTGAGCCTTCCGCCAGAAGAGGCTTATACGACGGCGGCAAACTGGCTAACGCCAGGCATACCCCGTCATCATCATAAAGCGCGGCCTCTCGCAGCCAGAACCCGCCGACCTGGGGAAACATCACCATCTCAGCACGGATCACGTTTGCACCACTGTCGGCAATGACCAGGCGGTTAAGCGGGGCACGATAAAGCTCATTAACCAGCCCCGTTTGCTCCGCATAGGGTTGATATGGCGTGCCTCCGCCATCTCCCACCCCCATATGGGAGAAGCCGACAGGCTCCCCCGATATCGCCGCCGCTGCCATTTTTGCTTCTCCGGCAGGCGTCAGAATCGCAATATATTTTTTCCCTGCCATAGAATCACCTCTTAAATGCTGATGCCACGGCGGGCGTAGTAGGCCTGGAAGTAATCGTAAATTGACTTTATTTCCGTATCAGATAATGCGCGGTCAAAAATCAATGCTGCGCCGATATCCGATGCCCCCGGAACCTCACTGCTAATACCTCGACCAATCCTGTATTTCAGTTCAGGGTTTACAATGGTTTCAAACGCAGCCGTCGGGATATTCTCCCCGCTCAGCTTGTCGGTCATGCTCGCGACATTAATTTTTTTACCCGTGTCCCGGCCATAGATAAACGCAGGATCTCCGGCTGTCACATTTAATGTGGCATAACAATTCAGCACTGTATTGGCATTAGTTTCTGTATTTTTATAATGCGAATAAAATGTCAGCCTTGCCGTTCCCTTATCAATAACCAGACTGCGACCAGCGTCACCTGTACCATTATAAGAAGAAATAAAAAATTGTCGCAGTGTGGGATTTACTTTCTTCACAACAGCAATCAGCGTCGTTTCCTTCGTCGTTGGCACTCCCGTATCAATAAAGTTATTAAGATCGAAAGTGGCAAAATGATTGCTTACTACAGGCGAGCCAGACACGACCGCATCCGCGCCACCTGCTGCAAAGTTTTTCGACAGATTCCCGCGCCCGTAAATACCTGCATATAAAAGACCATCTGTGTTAAATGGTGGATTCCATCCATCCGGGTTTGCAATGATATTAGACGGCACGTTAGATTTGATGACCATAACCATGTTATTTACTCTCCGTAAGGAATCGAAAGACAGAATTGCACTGATGCGTTATTTAACGGGTATGGTTTACCTACCAGCTCCGGTATATTTTCGGCCTCATACTGGCCCGTCCCCGCTTCGAAAATGAAATTGTCCAGCGAGTTAAATCTGTCGCTATCAAAAACGTTGCCGTTTCCTTCATGGGTGGTTTTATCGCCATACCACAACTTTGCATTGCCGGTGATATCCCGGCCAGCTGTGATTTTGATAATCGTATCCGCCACAATTTCAACAGCGGCGATAGCTACGGTTCCGGCACTGTCGGTCACACGAAAACCTTTATCGACATACATCGTGGCAACGTTTTTCACGTATGACGGCCTGAACGTCAGCGGCGGTGACGGCACGTGATAAAACACGTAAATCTCACGCCCAATATTGATAATTCTAATCGGCCCCAGCGGCTCCCAGCCTTGCCCCTCGTTTAATACCTGGTGCATCACTTTGGCGAATTGCATATCCATCCAGCGATAGCCATTCGGCCCCAGATGCCCTCCTTTATCCGGGAAGGGATACGCAGGCGTGACAAGGTAAGCGTTATCATGTTCGCGACAAAATTCCCACTGCGCCATCCCGATAGATAAATCAGCATCATCACGGGTATAGCCGGCCCCGGTCTGGTACATGAAAATAGCTGGCGGCGCTTTCTGTCCGGCGATGCCGACAGCCATATCGGCTACCATATCGTTATAGAGTTTTTCGAGATTCGCCTTATAAGTCGCTTTGTCGTTAGAGCCATCCCTTTTCTGGTAATTCCACTCCCCCTGAATCCAGATGATTGCCCCGATGGAATAAGACACGCCTTCCTTATCAGCCAGGGCTTTCACCTGCTGAACAGCCTGAAGCGGACGCTGATATAGTTCAGGCGTCGCACCTTTGGAAAGCTGCTCAATACTGCGACCGTTTACGCCGGTGCTGGACAGGACAAATCGACGCGACGGGTCGCGCTCCAGACAATTTCGCTGTAACCAGAGACGACGCAGACCGTTTGCAATAGCTACCCCTCCCTCGCCCTCATTAGGTGAACCTGCTGGCAGGGCTGCAACCTGTTCATTGCTTATCATCGCGTTTCCGGTGCCGTTCTGAACGACAGCACGCAACGGTTTTAATACTGCATCTCCCAAAGGCGCAAACGCCGGGTCTGTTCTGCTGGCTGGTCGGATCGAATCGCCCAGCATCAGGTTGTCAAACCCCTCTACAGGGGTTTGACTCAGAGCGGGCCACCCCTCCTGTTGCGTTCCGAGACTCTGGCTGTAAATCAGCAGATGAATCAAACCGGTAACAAGACGCTGCACCGCGGCGTTATAGCGACTGCGAACATTCTGCGAATACGCCTTGTTTTGCGCATCAGCAGCAGTCAGATTAAGGCTTTCAACAGGGGTATCCTTAACCCCGATTAGCTCGCCATCCCTATCCGTCAGCGCTTTGAAAAAACCTTCCTCATCCTCAAGATTCAGCCAACCCATACCACCGGCTTTCGTAGTGAACTCACCATCACCACTCAGCGCATGAGGCGCCGCTTTCCCTGACTGGTCAGCTACGTCAGAATAAAACCCGTCGATATCTTCCAGACGCAACCAGGCGCTGTCCGTGGTTTCAGTATGAAATTTTCCGCCACCATTCAGCGTTCCCGGACGTTGCCCGATACCATCTGGCCCGACAATATTTACGCTAAATCCTTCCGGGTCACGATAAATCAACCCTGGCTCGCCATCCTCATGCGACATCGCCATGTCTTTAACATATAAACCATCAGGCGCGACCATGCAGTTAATGGCCCCGAACGCCCCACTTGCCATCACGCGAAAAAATGAGAACCAGTCATCATCAACAAAATCCAACATCACATCGCCATCATGACGTGACTGGAAAAAGTTATTTTTAATTTCTTGCAGCATTTTATCGCTGGGTAACTTTTTCCCGGTTGGCGTGGCGATGCCATTAATATTTTTATATTCATCCAGCCAGTAATCGGCATCATCAGTACGCACCGTAAAGATAGCATCAGGCTTAATCAGCCCCTTATCAACATCAGCCTGTGCGTCTGCCGCATTGTTGTAAGGTTTTTCGCCAACGGAATAACCTTCCAGCGTCTGCATTAAAAGCAAGGTGCGGTTTGCCAGTTCCTGCGCCTGAATATTAGCCGCACCGCCGCGACCACCCTCGACTTTATCTGCGCGGGTAATTAGAGGAACGTCGCCCCATTTAGGTGTTTCAATAATACTGGTCATATTATTTCCCGGAGTAATGATAATTCCCGTCATAATTAACGGCTGCGTCATAATAAATACTGTCACCCGGCTCATACCCCGGCGGATACACCGTTATAATTTCCCCGTCGACCACTGCCGCGCCTATATGAGCCATGCCGTACACGCTTGCCGATAGTGTGAGTTGTGATATATGTCGACTCACCGGCTTTGCATCGCCGATAATTCGTTCTAACTCTTTAATCATCGTCTCAGTAATGCCGATATCGTTGAGGTCAATCTCAAGGCGGAATGTCCCGGCAGGGTCGGCCACCTTCCACCATTCCTGGAGCGTCATGCTGTAGCCCAGCGTTTCAATCACACGCCGAACGGCGGCAACGGTACCTTTGCGTTGGTGGATCCAGAAAGCATCACTAACAGCCTGGCGTTTCTCTGTTTCCGACCATGTTTCTTCCCAGCGGTCGACAGAAAACGCCCAGGCCAGATAGGGCAGGAATTTCACCGGGCATTTCCACGGATTCCATAAATCGCGCAGCGATACGGGTAAATCGCTGATAGAGGCGCATGCTGCGGCGGCTCGCTGTTCCAGCAGAGATGACCCGGGCGCCATTAGAGAATTATTCATCCGATCCCCCGATAATGACGCGGGCGTCGGTGCAATAAGCCGCCTGCGTTTTATCCAGCACCACATCGGCCAGCGGTTCGCGCAGCTCGACGCGCTGAACCCCCTGCACATGCAACGCGGCGTAAATCGCCGACATTCGGATGTCACGACCAAGGCGGCGCTGCTCCGTAATATAGGCAGTTAACTGCGCTTTTGCGGCGGCAAGAATCGGCTCGGTCGCTGGTCCGGGGTAAACATACAGCACTGCGTCGATCGCATAATTGACGATTTCAGCCGAGACGACTGTCAGGCGGTCAGCGACCGGTCGTACACTCTCATCATTTAGCGCGGTACTGACGGCCAGCAATAAATCATCCGACGCCGTGCCGTCACCTTCCCGCGATAGTACCGCGATAGTGACCTCAGCTGGAGCCGGGCTATTAGCCGAAGCATCCGCGACACGTCCGTCGGCACTCAGGGCGTGAAATTCATAGGCACCGGTTGGCCCAGCAACACTCATACCCTCAAATGCCGCCGGTACGCGCTGACGTAAATCACTGTCAGATTCCATGACCGCCGCCACCGGCGGGATTTGGGTCTCGTCTCCGGGGGTGATGACCAGGCGTTCAACGTTATTATTTGCCGCGAGCTGGTCGAGGTCGTTTTTGATGGCATAGGCCACCATCCCGGCTTTCGCCGCCTCGTTAATGCGCTGGCGTAAAATCACCTCACGATAGGCATTCTCTTCGAGATATTTCACCAGTGGCTCAGACTCCAGCGTTAATGTCCTGGCGACCGCTTCCTGCTCATCTTCCGGGTACAGTGAAATCAGCGTCGCTTTGCGCTCGGCGAGGATGGTTTCAAAATCCAGTGTTTCCACCACATCAGGCGCGGGGAGCTGGCTCAGGTCGATAACTGCCATAGGTTCAACTCACAGGGATGGTTAAGGAAAGGCTTTCACCGGTATCGGTGATTTGGCCGGTCACGTCGACGACCATCTGCCCGTTAAACTGCCGCGCTGTGGTGATGCTGGTCAGCCTGACGCGCGGCTCCCACTTCAGGATCGCCATGTAGCACGCGGCCATAATTTGCAGCTCAAGTGCCGGTGTCTGAGGCTGGTCAATCATCTGCGACAACAGCGAGCCGTATTCACGACGCATGACGCGGGAGCCGACGGGCGTGCGCAGAATATCCCCGATGCTCTGACTGATATGGTCAACGTCTGAAATGCTTTCACCGGTCGTGCGATTCATGCCGAGATAACGCGCCGTCATTGGGTGCCCTCCGTCCATTCATCGCCGCGCCTGATGCCGCCGTGGCCGTGTTTATCCACCTGCACACCGTTGGAAGTGAAAGCGCCGCCGCTGTGCTCGATATCACCTGACATCTTGCCGCCTTGCTTCACCTCCAGCGTGCCGGTCGTCAGCTTGTTGGTGCAGACCACCTCCGGTGTATCGAGGGTGACGCGGGTCTCGGCTTTTACCAGCACCACCGGCACGCTGACGGCAACCGAATCGGATGCGGTCACATCGGCGGTTTTAATGCCGGTGACGGTCAGCGCGCCGGTTTCCGGCTCATAACTCATAACGGCACCGTCGGGAAATTCAACGTGCCAGGCATCAGCAGAGGCCGACGGCGCGGGGTTGTCGTCGGAATAAATACCCGGCAGCACAAAAGCGGTATCGAGCTCACCGCCCACGGCCAGAATCATCACCTGCTCACCAATGGAGGGAGCCCACCAGGTGCGCGAGCGCCCGGCCCGATGCGTCAGCCACTGGAGCCAGTCGGTATAAATGCCGCCGGTCTGCACGCGACAGCGCCCGGCGTCGAGGTCAGTTTCGACGACGATTCCGGTGCGGATCATGTTGCGTATCGCGCGGGCGAGTTCCTGGATAGATGCGAGAGTATTCATATGGGAAAGGATGCCGCCGGGGTGTTCCGGCGGCAATCTGCGGGCGTTTTGCCCTGGCTGGCACAACGTTATCTGTATCAGCCCGGATTTGACCTGACACATCGATGACATCGAACCAGACCTAATCTGACGGGCCGCTCTGTGCCATAGCAGACACATTTATTTAACAGTACAAAAAAACAACCTGCGCAATAAATTATCAATGACGATAAAATCATTCACAATGCAACCAACCACTAGTAATTTATAATTTAGTTATTTATAAATTAAATTTCTTAAAAATCACACTCCTCCTGTTGATTGGAAGAACAAAATTAACTCCAAAGTTTTTATCAGGACCATAACAAGCTATCAATTCAGAAAAAATATCATGATACAATTCATTCTTTAATGAATTATCGTAAAGATACTCCATGACATAGCGTGAGATATAACCTGCCAGAACATCTGCAAGCTGAATTCCCGCAGATTTTTTTGAGTCTGGGAATTTTAAATTCAGGTCCGTTTTTATATTAAAATCCGTTGTTGAATCGAATGGATTTTTTACGTTTGAGTTTTTTAATTGCTCCGAGCAGAAAATCAAAATATCATCAAAATGATCTTGTTTGTCATGAAAAAATGTCACATCTGATATATCACCATTATGGTACTTATTTACTTTGCCCATAATATTGAACCATGAATGCACATGAGGCAATAAATGTATTTCATTACATTTCTTGTTAATGTCAGGTATAGGAACAAGATTTTTTATCAAATCAGTATTTGATGATTTATTAGAATGATAAAATCTGATAGTAGATTGCAGGCAGCGTACAGCATCAGATTTGTACTTAAAAGTAAATTCTTTACTTCTGAAATAATTTCTCAACTTTTTCATTGACGCTAGCAAAGCGGCTTCGGACTTATCTATACATGCCTCAAAAAAAGACATATAGCAATCTAGTGGTAGATTCTCTGACAAGTAATCAGATAGTTCGTTACGAAATCCTTGCGCATTGATTTCTGAATCAAACTGTTGAAAATATGGCGGGCAAATCTGATGATTGACAATTGAGACAGCAATACAATATTTTTTATCGACAACCTCAACATAAAATGGCAATTTGTTTTTTGCAATATAATCAAATAAATCATAGATGAATCCTGGTTTTGATTTATATAGATTCTTAGATTTTAACTCTTCTCCTTGGACCCTGTGTTTGCTTTTTAATGAATCAATATATTTTTGAAGATCATCGCAATCAGGAACCCCGATACAAGATAATGCAAAAAATGGTTGGTTAGCAAAATTCAAATCCGGTGGATTTTTAACCAAATCCCCAGTATTCCCACTCTCATCTAAAAAATACTGATTTAACATTTCTCCTCCGTTTTTATTAACGCTCTTCAGTGTAAGGCATCTTTATACCTAAAACCATTCGCCCCAAAGTAACTAATTTATATATCTAATCTAAATAGCAGGTCCTAATACCGCTACATCCTACAGGAAACTTGTGGCTCAAGGATAGTCAGCCTCATGCCTTGAACACTTTTATACCAAGGCTCAAGAGTAGTAGTGATGATCAGCAAAATAATCACTATTAGTTACTAAGTGTTCTGCTATCCGGAATAGCCATTCAGCATTGTCGTTAAACATATCAGAAACTTCCACTCCTCGCTCAAAGCAGGCTGTCAGATTTGATTATGTACGCCACTAAAAACTGTATCAGCTCAATCGGCGAGGTAGTCGATAATGACGCTTTCCACAAGCTGACGGTCATCGTCGGTAAAGCCCAGGAGCTGACGCTGTGGGTACTCGACGGCGGCGCTTTTGGGGGATGGTTTATCCTTGAGCCCGAGCTGATGCACGCGGGCGATGCGCTGCACTTTCCCGGTAAATTCCACCACCGCCGCGCTGTCGTTACCGCTCGCTTTCATATAGCGACTGGTACGCAGTTTCGCGAACATCTCGCGCTTAATCCGGCCTTTCTTTGCTCTGACGGGCTGGCGCTTACGCGGGGCAAATGGCGAACCGTCCGGCGCTTTCTGCGATTTAATGCGCTGCTGTTGCCGCTGGCGCAGTTTCTTCGCAATGTCGGCGGTCATCCGGCGACGTCCGGCAGGAGAAAGGGCCGCTATCAACCCGGCAAGCTTGTCCTCAAAGGGTTTGAAGTCATTCATCCCATTTACTCACCCGTTCGCCGTTACTCCACATCTCAACAGGGCGCGTCACCGGCTCCGGCGGTGGCGGCTCCGGGATGTTCTCAACGTACATTGCGCCGTCGGCCTCTTTGACCAGCGTGCGCTCGGTCAGCAACAGGCTGATGCTGACATCTAGGCTGCTGTCGTTATTAATGTCAGCGTACCAGGCAAATCCTTTTTTTCTCCCCTCGTCGGTTGTCATGATGTCCGGCTGATTGACGCGCAGCCAGGCCATAATCGGCACAAACAACAGGTCAATATCGTCGGTGAAATCCGTCACCACGATGTTAAGCGTGTACCGCTTTTCAAACGACAGAGAGCGCGCCAGCGTCGCCGTATTGTTGCCATCGTCCAGGCGAAGGCAAAGCATATCAGGGTTGGTACGCAGTACCGGCACCGCATCAGTTAAGGCTTTTCGCAGACTCTTGGGCTTTTGCATCGATTTCATCCTGACATTGTTTCACCGTATCAACCTGAATTGCGCAACTCTGTAGGGCACTTTCAAGCTGGCGTATATCCGCGCTCAGGTCGCCATTAGTTACCGGGTCGCTTCCCGGCATCGGGCAGAGGCTGACCTTCGGGCAGGCGTTGTAAACAATCACCGGCGGCGGCATTGGCACAGGCGGCGCGCTGGTGCAACCGGCGCACAGCATCAGGTAAATCAGCGCGATACCAGCGGCGAAACGCGTCATTTTCATTGAGTAACCTCGTGATGGTTTGTTCACGCCGGAAAGCCAGCAGGTTAGCCGCTGCAAGCTTGTCCCTCATGGCGACCTGCGCCAGCTCTTTACGTTGCGACTGCTCTGCGGCAACGTTGAGCTGATTTTTCAGCATGATGATCGTGGTTTTCTGAGTACCGGCGACCCGGTTCGCACGTTCAAATGAGGCGCGCAAATTGCTGTTATCGTGTCGCATCCACAGCAGACCCGCACAGGCCAGCGCCAACAGGAGAATCGCTATCTTCATGCAGTTCCCCCTCCGGCCTTGCGCCACACTGCGACCAGCTTGTCGAGGCTGTGCTCACGCTGACCGTATCCGGCACCCGGCAATGAAGCCCAGATATTGCGACAGCGGGAAATCGCGCGCTCGATGCGTCCTTGCTGCAAATCCTCCAGCGCGCCACGCTCCCGAATAAGCTGAATGGCGAGCCTGTCCTGTGATACCGGGCTGAAATCCGGCAAAGCGAGCTGTTTCTGATAATGCGGCCAGAACAGATAAAGCTGCTGGTAACGCCCGGATGCCGTGGATTTTTCCCCGCGACGATTGAAGACCTTCGCCGGGCGTCCACCGGCGAACGGGTGATCGCGATAATCGGTAAAAATCTCCGGCTTGCCATCGAGACCCGTGACGATAACGTCGTAACCGTTGTTTCGGGTCAGCGGATGAGTTGCTGTCCCTTCTGAAAACGCCAGCGTGTCGAGGAATGCCGCAACGTTGGGATGTGTCTTAATGACTGCCATCGTTTTCCCCTTTTTTAATCTTGCGCTGGATAGCAAGCTCTACCGCCTGATAACCGGCGATACCCAGCATGGAGCCAAATCCGCACACAGCCGCGGTTGGCAGGTCTGGAAACTGTACCAGGGCAACCCCGGCCACCATCGAAACAAAGCCACCCAGCAACGTGCGACCAATAAAAAGACGTGCGGTGATCGGTTCACCACCGGCCAGCACTTTACCGACGACAATCAGCGCGCCGATTATAAAAAGCGAAATGACGCTTTTTTCCCCTTCCGTCATGTGGTTACTCCCAGAGGTTTATGGTTTCTGTTACGGGGGATGACTTCACATCAGGCAGCTCGATCACAGTGCCATGCGGCAATACTGCGCCGAGCTCGGCTAACCCCGGATTTGCGGCGAGCACCGACTCGAAGACCCCCTCAGTGCGCCCGTAATACCGGGCGCAAATCATGTCTAGCGTGTCGCCCTGTTGCGCGATGGCCTGCATCAGATTTGGCTCACGATGCAGCGGGGTTTGTCCTGGACGCGTGATACGGCCCAGCGCATGTCACGCCACAGCTCGTCGACAGTGGTATCGATGCTGTCAGCTTTCTTGTCACCTTTGGCGCTGGCATCCACACCGCGATAACGCTCATAGAGCGTGGCGGTCGCCATTGAGGTGACGGCGCGCAGGTAATAGAAAACGCGCACACTCTCGCCGTCGAGATCGTCAGCCGGCACGTCGGCAAGCTTGCTAAAACCCCCGGCAATCTGCTGTTCCCGCCACAAAAACAGCTCGGCATTGGTTTCGGCGATGCCGGTTTTGATGGCCTCACGCAACCGGGCCGGGGCGACGGTCTGCTCAAGTCGCATCCCTTCACGCACGCGTTTCGGGTCGATGTCAGGAAAGAAAAACGTATTTTTTATCACCGGCTCATCGCTGGCAGGTGGCGGGATGACCACCACGCCACCCGGCTGCGGCTCATCGTTCTTTTTAATAATCAGCGTCGTCATGACTACCTCTGAATAGGTGGGCGGTGGACGCCGGTCTCAGGTCAGGTAAAACACCCTCATCGACCGGCGTGCCGCCCTGGCGCGGGGCGCATTCTGTTAACCGACGGTCTTTTTCGGGCGGCCACGTTTAGCCGGTGCCGTGGTTTTCACGGCGCGCGGCGCGCTTACCGGGGCTTTAACGACCGTTGCCGGTTTGGGCTTCAGCTCTCGCTCAAGCCGTTCAATGTCTTTTTTGACGCCTGCCTGACAATCAAGCTGCATCGCTCGCCTGAGGTGGGCCAGCGCGTCGGCGGGCTGTTTGTTGTCCCGCAGCACCTGGCCGGTGATTTTGTGCAGTTTTGCGCGCACCTCATCAGGCATATCGGCGGCGGCGGTCAGCGCCAGCGTGTCGAGTAGCTGGCTGACGACGACCGGTTCACCGGCGGCATGGGCGCGCATGGCGGCGAGTGCCACCTCTTCGGTAAACATGTACTGCGGCGGGCGGCGGTGTTTACCAGGCATGGTCAGACCGTACTTAAACGCGTACCGGGCAATATCCATCGCGCCGCTGATATCGCCGACATCAAGACGCCACAGCATGACGGTCATCACGATGTCATCCTGCGCGCCTTTGCCCTGTTCCAGCACGCCACTAACCCACGGCAGATAGAACGGCAGCAGCTCGCGCTTTTTCCTGGCTTTCAGCTCTTTACCAAAGATGGCTTTTAACGTGCGTTGGTCTGCGGCCAGCTTAACCAGCATCTGCTCGTAGGCAGTGGCATGCCGCAGCGGGTTGTTTTCCCGCTGCGCGGTTTCAATGGCCGAGACCCGCATCATGTGACGCTGTGCGGGGCTCGTCATCGGTTAGCCCTCCGGTTGCGCGGCAGAGAAATCGCCCAACTTGATATTTTCAATGAAGCATCCGGCGGCGTAGGTTTCGACCACATAATCGATGTTCATCGATTCGTAGTTTTCCACCTGGTCAAGTTTCGGGTTTTCGATGATGGATCGGCGGTGGCTTTCGTCCATGAAATAGATGGACAGGTTATCGAGACGCGTCACCATAATCGCGTTCGCCGGGAAGTACGGCACACGGACGGCTGGCAGGTTGCCGATGCGTTTCTGGCTGATGATAATGTCAGCCGCGAGCGCTTCGCTGTTCGGCTGGTCTTTGTTGACGATCGGGAAATATTTATCGGCCAGCAGCTTACGACCCACAATCGCTACAAGTTCGGCATCTTCCTGATAAATCTCGTCAATCAGGTTGTCGGTTGCATCCATGACCAGCGCATCGAGGTTAACGTAATCGCCGTTTTTACCCACACGGATCACAGCGGAAACAACATTCCCTTCTTCGTCGACAATTTTGCTCATCACGCGGGTCGGCGCTTCATTACGGTATTTCTGCAGCCAGCCGACTGCGACGTCCTGCAACATCGGATGAGTGGCGCGGTCAGAGGTTTCGGCGCGCTCAACGCCGTTGAACCCGGCCATGATGAAATCGAGCGCCTGCCGCTGGATGATGGCATCACGAATACGGCGCTGGAAGTCCTGGAAGCGCGCCCACAAATCCAGCTTTTTATATTTGAAGTGAAAGTCGAAGTTGACCTGATCGCATTCGTACTTGTTGGACTCCAGCGCGGTAAAGTCGGCGGTTTTACGCTCCTTGCCGCTGTTGGTGTCCGTTGTACTGGCGATGGTGCCATTGACGCCGACGCCAATTTTTTCACCCTTCAGCTCATCCACCGGCACGATATTAATTTTCTGCAAAAAGGCCGAGGACATCTGCACGGTGTTCATCATGGTTTGCGTGACGGACGGCTCGACGGAGAATTTTTTACTCACGTCGTCCGGGTCTATGCCGTTCAGCTCGGCAACGCGGGACATGTAGGCATTGAATTTAAAACGGGTTTCCTGACGCATAGTCTTTCCTGTTGGGTTAAATCGGGTTGTCTGACCGGGCAAGCCTGTCGCCCGGCGATAAATTCACGACCGTTTAGCAGTCGGTCAGCAGCTCATCGCCACCGCCACCGGTGGAGAGCTTGCGGCGTGGCTGCGTGGTGCTTTCGGTGTTATCCAGCGACGTTTTTAACTGGCTGAATGCCTGGCTGGTCTGGTCGGCCTTCGTGGTGACGTCCTTTTTCAGGGTCGCAAAGGCATTTTCCAGCGTGGCAAGACGCTGTTCAGTGGCAGTGAGGTTTTCCTGCACATGTTCACTGACGGTCGTCACGGCTTCATGCACATCCTGAAAACGGGCGTCATCGCTGGCCTGTTTGCGGCTGAAGATCGCTTTCACTTTGTCGCTCAGGGCGGTAAAGACATTTTCCGCCTGGTCTTCAAACTCCAGCTCGGCGAGAGTGGCGACGGAAATCAGGTTGCCCGGCTCGGCTTTGAAGCGGTTGAGGGGGTTAAATTTGGCACCCCGGCAAAATTCGAGGTATTCGGTGCCGAGGCTGGCCGGGTCATCGGTCACGGCGAGGCCGACCAGGTAGCATTTACCGCTATTGGCGAAATTCGGCTGAATTTCCATTGAGGTGTAGACCTTCTGCAATTTTTTATTCATTGCGATCAGGTCATCAGTCGGGGTGATTCTGGCGAACAGCGCCAGCTTGCCTTTCAGTACCGAATCGTCGTCAATCTTTTCAGACTTCAGCTCAACCACATCGCCGTAACGGCTGAACGGGCCATCCGGCAGGATGCCTTTCAGGTGTTCGAGGTTAATGCGGCAACCATAGACGCGGGGGTCAAAGGTCTCTGCCATTTCCTGAATATCCGTCGCGCTGATAACGCGGCCGTCACAGGTATCGCCTTCGACGCCGATGCGAAACCATTTTGAAACTTTTTTTGCCATTGTCAGGAGTCCTGATATCGGGTTAACGGGTCGGGGTTAGTTTCCCGACGTCGCCGCCCACCCGCTATCAATCCCGGATGGCTTATCCCTCACACAACAGCACCTTAGCGATTCGCATCACCCGTTTCTTTAGCCTTGCCCTGTATCAATCACGGCGAGGCATACATGACCATAACCACCGACACCACTTTATTAAACGACCCGCGACGCCAGGCGGCTTTACTGTACTGGCAGGGGTTTTCCGTGCCGCAGATTGCCGAAATGTTGCAGACCAAACGCCCGACGGTGCAGAGCTGGAAACAGCGCGACCAGTGGGAGGAAACCGCACCGCTGAACCGGGTCGAAAGTACCTTAGAGGCCCGACTGATTCAGCTCTACGCAAAGCCCAACCTGACACCCCACGATTTCAAGGTGGCGGATTTTCTGGCCCGACAGATGGAGCGCTTTGCGCGCATTAATCGCTATGGCCAGACCGGAAATGAGGTTGACCTTAATCCCAATGTGGCCAACCGCAACAAAGGCGACCGCAAAAAGCCGACAAAGAACTTTTTCAGCGACGAGGCTATCGAGAAACTGGAAGAGATTTTTTTCGCGGAGTCTTTCGAGTATCAGCTCCGCTGGCACCGCGCCGGGCTTGAGCACCGTATTCGCGACATTCTGAAATCGCGCCAGATTGGGGCGACGTTCTACTTTTCCCGCGAGGCGCTGCTGCATGCGCTGAAAACCGGCCATAACCAGATTTTCCTGTCAGCGAGTAAGACGCAGGCGTATGTATTCCGCGAGTACATCATTCAGTTTGCCCGCCGGGTCGATGTCGACCTGACCGGCGACCCGATTGTCATAGGCAACAACGGCGCAAAGCTGATTTTTCTCGGCACCAACTCAAACACCGCGCAGAGCCACAACGGCGACCTGTATGTCGACGAAATTTTCTGGATCCCCAACTTCCAGAAACTACGCAAAGTGTCGTCGGGCATGGCCTCACAAAGCCACCTGCGCAGCACCTACTTTTCGACACCTTCCACCCTGGCACACGGCGCTTACCCGTTCTGGTCGGGGGAATTATTCAACCGGGGCCGCGCCAGCGCCAGCGAGCGGGTTGACATCGATATCAGTCATGACGCGCTCGCCGCTGGCGTGGCGTGTCCTGACGGTCAGTGGCGGCAGATTGTCACCATTGAGGATGCGCTCGCCGGGGGCTGTACGCTGTTCAATCTGGAGCAACTCAAGCGCGAAAACAGCGTCGACGACTTCCGCAATCTGTTTATGTGCGAGTTCGTTGACGACAAGGCGTCGGTGTTCCCGTTCGAGGATTTGCAACGCTGCATGGTCGACAGTCTGGAAGAGTGGGAAGATTTTGCGCCGTTCGCCGACAACCCGTTCGGCTCCCGCCCGGTCTGGGTGGGATACGACCCTTCGCACAGCGGCGACAGCGCCGGGTGTGTGGTGCTCGCACCGCCGGTTGTCGCCGGGGGCAAGTTTCGCATTCTGGAGCGCCATCAGTGGAAAGGCATGGACTTCGCTACTCAGGCCGAATCCATCCGCCAGCTCACCGAAAAATACAACGTCGAGTACATCGGTATCGATGCGACCGGCCTCGGTATTGGCGTCTTCCAGCTGGTTCGCTCGTTTTATCCCGCCGCCCGCGATATCCGCTACACACCGGAAATGAAAACCGCAATGGTGCTGAAAGCAAAAGACGTTATCCGCCGTGGCTGTCTCGAATATGACGTCAGCGCCACCGACATCACCACCTCGTTTATGGCAATCCGTAAGACCATGACCAGCAGCGGGCGCAGCTCCACCTATGAGGCCAGCCGCACCGAGGAAGCCAGTCACGCGGACGTCGCCTGGGCGACCATGCACGCGCTGTTAAACGAACCGCTTACCGCTGGCAGCGGCCAGGCCACATCGTCCATTCTGGAGTTCAACTGATGAGTAAATACAAAGGCCGCAAGCCGCAGCCACAACAGCGCCCGCGCAACATGAAAGACAGCGCGCCCCAGAAAGTGGAGGCGTTTACCTTTGGTGAACCGAGCGCCGTGCTCGACCGCCGCGATATTCTGGATTACGTGGAATGCGTCAATAATGGCCGCTGGTTCGAACCGCCGGTCAGCTTTAACGGGCTGGCGAAAAGCCTGCGCGCCGCCGTTCACCACAGCTCGCCGATTTACGTTAAGCGCAACATTCTGGCCTCAACGTTTATTCCGCACCCGCTACTGTCACAACAGGACTTCAGCCGCTTCGCGCTTGATTTTCTGGTGTTTGGCAACGCGTTTTTAGAGCTCCGAAAGAGTGTCACCGGTCGCCCTCTGAAGCTGGAAGCGTCACCGGCTAAATACACGCGGCGTGGTATTGAAGATGATGTCTATTGGTGGGTGCCGTCATTCGACCAGCCGCACCCGTTCGCGCCAGGATCCGTATTCCATCTGCTGGAGCCTGACATCAACCAGGAGCTGTACGGCATGCCGGAATATCTCAGCGCGCTAAACTCCGCCTGGCTGAATGAAGCGGCGACGCTGTTCCGTCGCAAGTATTACCAGAACGGGGCTCATGCGGGTTACATCATGTATGTGACGGACGCCGCGCAAAGCGGTACCGATGTTGAGGCGCTGCGCGATGCGATGCGCAGCTCGAAGGGGCTCGGCAACTTCAAAAATCTGTTTTTCTACGCACCGCACGGAAAACCGGACGGCATAAAAATTGTGCCGCTCAGTGAGGTGGCAACGAAAGACGATTTCTTCAATATCAAAAAAGTCAGCGCCGCCGACCTGCTCGACGCTCACCGCATCCCGTTCCAGCTGATGGGCGGCAAGCCGGAAAACGTCGGTTCGCTCGGTGACATCGAGAAGGTGGCAAAGGTTTTTGTCCGTAACGAGCTCATACCGCTACAAGACCGGATGCGCGAGGTCAACGCGTGGGCCGGTCAGGAGGTGATCCGGTTCAAAAGTTACACCCTCGACACCGAAAATGACTGATTTCCGCCGCCTCCGGGCGGCTTTTTCTTACCCCCACACCTGACCGCCTCAGAAGCCCGCCAAGCCCTCGGACGCCCCCGCATCACCCACCGACACCCTCGCGAACCCGCGCGGCACAGCGACGCGCTCAGGCTGCGAAAATAAATGCGCAAAAGTACGCTGGCGCGCAGTGCTTTCCCCGCCACGCCTGCCCGCTTTATGGGTCGATTTTCATGCAAGCGCACGCCCCCACCAAAACTGTGCTAGCTCTGGCGCTTGCCCGCAAAATCCCATAATAAAAATGAATGCAAAATCATGCATAAAGCTGCACCGACTCTGCACATATCATAATGACAGACGCTAAACAAGCGGTTATGCTGTAGCAAGTCATCTTTATATCAGCGTAAAAATAAAATTATGAGCAACGAAATCAGATACATAAACACGGAAGAACTGGATTTTGATCCTGAAAACCCACGTTTCTACCGGCTAAATGATAGAGCTGGTTCCGAAAATGCCGTCATTGAGGAAATGCTTGATGATGAAAGTGTGCAAGATTTGATGCTCTCCATTGGAGAGCAAGACTACTTTCCCGGTGAACCACTTTTAGTGGTCAGTTCTGGAAAAAAATATGTTGTGGTTGAGGGTAACCGTCGCCTTGCAGCCGTGAAATTGCTAAATAGCGAACTTTTACCACCTAAAAGAAAAGAAAAAAGCGTTCAACTAATTCAAGATGAAGCTACTTACAAACCAACCAGATTGCCTTGTCTAGTTTACAAAAAACGTGAAGATGTGTTGCGTTATATTGGTTATAGACATATTACAGGCGTAAAAGAATGGGATGCGCTTTCTAAAGCAAAATATCTCAAAGAACTTAGTGAAACTTTTTATCAAGGTGCAGATAAAGAATCTCTTTTAAAATCTTTAGCTAAGGAAATCGGGAGTAAATCTTATTACGTTGGACTTTTACTAACCGCACTCAAATTATACGAAACTGCTGCTGATAAAAACTTCTATAATTTGCCTATGAATGAAAACGATGTTGATTTTTCTTACATAACAACTGCCCTTGGTTACACTAACATTACAGATTGGCTGGGCCTAGATGATAGAAAGGATTTATCTGCTGAAAACTTAAAAGAGGAGAATCTTGAGAAAATTTTCGCTTGGTTTTTTGTGCGAGACCAGCAAGGTGATACCATTATTGGCGAAAGTCGAAAGATAAAAGATCTTTCAACAATAGTTGCTAATGAGGCAGCAGTAGACAACTTAATAAAGTCTAAAAATATTGAAGAGGCATATCTATACACGAATGGTCATGAAGAAGCTTTGGACCAAGCTTTAGACCAAGCAGAGTCTCGACTAAGAATTGTTTGGGATATGCTTCTCAATACGAATTCCTTCACTGAGAACCACGAGTATCGCTCTGGTGAAATATTATCTATAGCGCGTAAAATTAAAAAACAAATTGAAAGCATCCGTGAGGAAGATGAATAATGATTTTTCGCATGGACTCATTGCCCGATAACGAGTCATATTTATGGGGTGACTTTCTAGAATTATGGGCGACAGTAAGCACTGATAAATGCTTCAGTCGAGGGGAACTGGCTAGCCTCTTCAGGTCTCAAGCGAATCCAAAGACTCGGACATATTCTGACGAAAAATGGAATTTCGCTGCTACGTTTATTGATACAAGAATTAGTCTTTTCGGGAATGATTACCCTTTCTATTTCTCTGAAGACAGAGACACTTTATTCTTAAAAAAACAAAACATAGCTGATTACAATCAGATTGAAAAATTATACATAGCTCTCTTAGCCTGTGCGAATATAAAATATATAGAAAACAATAGTCGCGATATATTTACAAGTGCATTTGAAAAAATAAGCTATCCAATATTTGAAGCGCTCATGCCAGTAGGTGCTACAGTTAAACATTGTTGGGCTAGTGCGGGGAATGCTGGTCACTATACTGGGTTACTTTTTGATAAGCTTACAAAAATTTCGCAGGATTTTAGATGCAAGGCTAATTTTGTAATCGAAGATTTTAAACCCAATGACCGAGGGGATGGAGGGATTGATATACTCGCCTGGCATGATATGGGAGACAATCGTGAATCTATACCTATTGCCCTTGCTCAATGCGGATGCTCAAAAACAGAATGGGTAGTTAAACAACTTGAAGCTACTCCGGCAAAATTATGGAATTTGCTACCAGCATTACACCCATGGTCAACGTATTACTTTCTTCCTCAAGACTTACGATGGCATAACCGCGACTGGGCTCACAGAAGCGATTTTGGTGCTGCAATCTTTGTTGATAGGCTTAGGCTAGTGAATTTAACTAAAAAATACGCAAATATTAACCACCAAGACAATCTGACTTTTGTTGATGACTTGGTGGCTATGAATTATGTGTTGAGCTAACTCCAAATATCAGGTAGTGAACGCGCAACCGCTTCAAACAAAGGAGGCGGTACGGCGTTCCCTACAACGGTATACTTCATATTCATAGATGCCCGTTCTGTTTCTGGGAAAACTAAATTACCAAATCCTTGGAGATAAGCCGCCTCACGAAAACTAAAGCGCCGAGCACGGTCATTTGATGTAAATTGCCATTTATCTGGCCCCATTTTTTCAAGAGTCGGGCTAATCGGGTGCAAAGGCATATGTCTTGGGTTAGCAACTATGGTTTTGGAGATTTGATCCCAATCCTGACGACGATTTCTAGATAAATAATACCAATGAAAATCAGCGTCATAAAACTCGCCTACTGGCCACTCAGGTAAAGTGCCTATCGCATCACGGATAGTAGTCACCTTTTTCAATCCATCGCCATGAGTCGCTGTAGGAAATGTAAAATCCAACCCAAATTTTTCATGTATGCCAACGATGAAAATGCGCTTACGGTCCTGAGCAACACCGAAGTGTGAGGCATTTAAAATCTGAGACTTAACTCTATAGCCAGCCTCTTCGAAAACTTTAAACTGATCTTTCAGCAAATGTTCAAAATTGCTTCGCACCATACCAGAAACATTTTCGACAATGAACGCTTTAGGCTTAACTATTCTGAGAGCCCTAGCGAACTCCAAGTACAGTGTGTTAATTTTCCTGTCAGCTTTTCGAACCCCACCTTGGCTAAAACCCTGACAAGGGTAGCAACCGACTAACAAATCGGCAGATGGAAACGATTCAATAGCTGAAACATCCCCCAAAACATAATCGGTTTCTGGGTGGTTAGCCAAGTACACATCTCGGGCGTAAGGTAGAATGTCATTTGCCATGAGCACATTGAACCCTGCCTTCAAGACTCCAGCATCAGAACCACCACACCCAGAAAAAAGCGACACTACAGTTGGCATTGACCCCTCCTAAAAACCGACCGCGTATTATAGCGAAACAGGCCCCGGAAAAAAGCAAGATTTCGCCAAGGCTTGATATTCTCACGTTTTTGTAAATGTGGCCACATTCAAAGGAAAAAAAACCGAATTTATTTAGTCATTATTTTTCAATAGGTTTAGCAGAGAACACTATTGAGAACGAACTGTTTTTCATCAAGTTCCCTTTAGCAAGTTCAGCTATCAGCCCGAGTGCAATTTCTCGGTCTCGCTCCTGACAAGTGCCCTCAGCCGTCAGACGCGCAATCATTTCGACACGCTCAATCATGACGTGCTCTCTCAACTCTCTATCCACATAACCTCCGATATGAGATACTGTATAAACATACAGTATCACGTATCGGTAAAAGGTGTGAAGAGAAAAATGACGTGAAATACACTGTATGTACATGATATGGATGAATATTAATGATTACATTTCGTTGCCAGTGCAGCTATAGCCGTAACACGATTAAGGACTCTCCTGGCTTTGGCCTCATGTGAGGGCGCTGCGGAGAATATTTCTCCTCTTGCTGTCCCGCGTAGCCATTTGCCCTCAAAACAGCTTTTACCACCCGCCATCAGGTGCAGGGCTTCGCCCCGGCTGATTGTGTTGCCGGTTGTCAGATGTATCTCGTCTATGGTTTTCGCTATTGCTGCGTTTTGCTCATCCTTTCCGTGGATGAATTTTCGCCGTGTTGCTGGCTTTTTCTTCCTGAGTCGGTTGGTCAGCTCTCGTTTTTCACGCCGACTCAATGGTTTTGTTAAATCCAGTGCCGGTGGTTCGCTTTCACTCCCCGTACAGTTATTGACAGAACTCCGAGAGGGCGCAGGAGCGCCCTTAACGTCAACGGCCAAATCAACGGCACGCTTCGGCACAATTTTCCACTGCGTTAGCCTGGTTAAAATCGGGGTGTCAGCGCCGACGGCGGAATCGTACACGCCACGAATGCAGATAGTTTCCTCACCATACTGGTTAAACTCGGCGCGAGGCTCATACAGCGTGCGCACCTGCAAATCGTCGCGACGGACAAACGGGCCACCCTGCGCATTAACGTAACCAGCCCAATCACCGGCGTCAGCGGCATCATGGACGGCGGCAAATTCAACGCTCAGACCGTGCGCGGTCTCGGTATCAGCGAGACGACGCAATTCACGGTAGACCGTCACCGGCGCGCCGCCAATAAACTGGAATTGACGGATGTGCCAGCGCGCCGCCCATGCTGATACGGCGGGGGCAGTCTCTTTAAGCAGTTCACCGCTTTCGTCATCGGTTTCGCCATCGAGAGCATATCCGTCGATATTTTTCGAAATGTATTTAGCAACATAGCCGGTAGCGCTGCCCTTCTCCGGGTCAATAGCTTCGGCGTGGAAACGTGCTTTTTTGGCTTTATCGCTTCTCAGTTCGTGGCGGTCTTCCTCCCACGCATAATCACGGATGATAAGACGTACGCGCTCAACGTCTTCCGGCAACATAAACATAAGCATGTGCCAATGCGGCGTACCATCATGGTGAGGCTCGGCAACACGTATGCCGAAAATGCGGATTTCTTCCCGGTGCAGCTTGGCGCGTATGCGCGCCCAAAGGCCGGTTAGATAGCTCTGCGTGTCCGACGGGCTGGCGCCGTTCCATTTACTGTTACGGTAGCCCGCTTTAGTCGTGGCGTGATATTTAGACGGTGCGGTCAGGGTGTAAAACTCCCCTACATAACCTAATTCATTGCAGATATTTTCAAACCCACGGATGCGGGTCATCAGCTCGCAGCGGCGTATTGCAGGGTTAGCGACAGAACCGTCATATTTTTCTATCAGGCTGATGCGGTTGCCGTCTTCGTCTTCGAGATCCAGTTCCTTGAGAAATTCGCGCGTGCGGCGTTTCTGCTCACGCCAGTCAGTCACACAGTTTTTACTCGCGTAGGCATGTCGTTTCTTGCTGACGTTGCCGACTGCAATTTGTAGATGTTCGCGCCATGCCGATGCGACACGACGCAGACGATTACGCCACCATGACTCAGTAAACATACGGATTACTGCTGGGGCGATATCATCTTTGTTGAAGTATTTATTTGCCACGCGCTCCCAATGGGGAGGAGTGACATTGAATTGCAGAGAAATAAAACCAGCGTGCATGTACCAGGTGTATAGCGTTTTGAGCTCACCAAAACCTGAATCATCAATATTTGCCAGCTCAGAACGAATGAAATTAGCAATGTCACCGGCCAGTAGGTCAACATCGGCTCGCGACATATCAGGAAGGCGGTTATATCTGGCGACCAGATTAACCATACGTGACGCCAGATATTGCATGAGTCGGGTGTCAAAATGACCACCGAAAACGGCAGTTGAGACATTACTGTTGATACCCGCGCTCTCGTATTTTTTTGCGACCAGTTCAAGACGTGGCAATGCCTTTTTACAGAAGCTGATTAAAAAAGCATTGGCTCGTTGACTGCCCTGATTTTGCTCCAGCACCGTAGCGGTACGATATACGTCAAAACGCACGCACTCAGGCTGGAGAGAAAGCACTTTTCGCGCATGCAGCAAAGCCGCGAAGATACGGTCGCGGCGATGCTGTTGGTCATAGGTAAGATATGGGCTGGCTATTGCCGACCGTGGAGCATTCCACGGATAAGCATAAGCAACCGTAGAGCTATGCATCAACGCTAGCCCCTTGAATGGCTGCTATGCATAGTTGCCCTACCCGCTCAATTTCTTCCGCCATAGCGTCAATGGCAGTAATATCCGAGCCATGAATCTTATAGTGTATCAGGCCGGAAATAAGCTGGCTAATCTTCGGATAATAGCCGATAGTGTCGAGCCATTCTTCACCAGCTTTATTTCCTGACTTAACTACTTTCTTTTCATTCAGGATGAATTGATATTGGTCGCTAGTAATAACCCATTTGTCGCCGACTTCGATGCGAATACCCATTTATACCCCCCGGTAATGTTTGGATTTGAGCTCGGCGATTTGCTGGCAGGTTATACAAAAGGCCACTCCCGGAATCGCAATGCGGCGAGCTTCCGGGATTGGTGTGTCACATACCTCGCAGGTAAAACGAGAAGGAGCAGCGATACGGCTGCGCGCGTTGTTGATAAGGCGCTCACGTTCTGCCTGTTCACGCTGTTGTGCGATATCCATTGCATCGGCCATTAGTGCAGCTCCTGAGATTCGTTTTCGTAGCGGGTGGCTTCACGGCGCAGCAGTTCAGCCGCTTCTATGGCGCTCATACCTTTGTTAGCGATATGGGTTGCCAATGCCTCAAGGCGGATAGATACAGCCAGTGCGCGCCCTTTGCGCTCTTCAGATTTTGCCTCTTCCAGCAATACGGCCAGCGCCTCTTTATCGACTTTGAATTGACGGGGTTCGATATTTTGCATAGTGCTTTCTCCTGAATTCGGGCAATGGGAAGCCCGACGGGTTGACGTCAGTTAATGAAATTTGTGTATTAATTCGGCATTGTAAGCCGCTTTGGAAATAAGCTCACCACTGCGCGAAAATGATTCATCGCCGTAATAAGCGCTTTTTTCTCGTCAGTAGTCAGCTCACTTAATTGGAGCTCATGACGAGCCGCCGGTATTTTTGCCAGAAAGAAAATAGCGGCCAGCGCCCGATTATTTTCTTCAAATTGTGGATCACGTTTATCGCGCATATCATCGACAAAACGTTCTACCTCTTTCCAGCAATCGCCCCAATATCTAGCGCGCAATTGAGCCACATGATTGAGGCCAGCCAGACGTTCACCCGCTTTTAGCGGAACAGTCGCGGAAACAGCTTCGATAGCCATGATTCCCCCTGTTTTTGTGTAGAGAGGTCAGCCAGTAAATCAGCCTGTGATCGGCTCGGGTGCCAGCGCTTGCCGTCCTTACCTGTGATCCAGCCGTGTCCGTAGTGCATGCCGGGGCTTTGCTTAACGAGCAGAGAAGCGAATGACGGTTCAGTATTCAACATACATACCTCACATCAGCCCGAACGAGGCACCGAGGCCGCTCATGGTGTCGACTACGCTAGTCATTGCCGGGTTAGCCTGTAATCGCGCCTGTAATGCCATTGCCGACAGCGACAGCATGCGAATACCCGCGTTTACGCTCGCAATCATGTTTTGCTTACGGGCCGTGGTAAGGCGGTCGCCTGAAACGGCACCGCTCGCCAGTTCGCCGAGTTCACTCATGGCGCGCATGACGTAGGATTGCAGTTTTTCTTTTGCCAGCTCGTTGACCGGCACGCATGGCAAACAATGGATCTGCGCCAGAAAACCATCAACAAGGGTCGAGTCTTCGGTCAGGTCTGTCAGAGTCCAGATTTCGCGCGGCGTTAACTGGTGTGGCTGTTCCGGGTTGAGTTTGTTGTAAAGCGTATGCGGCTTGATACCGGCTTTATCGGCCAGCTCTTTCACGTTATGCGTGGCCGCGAATTTTCTGCATGCATCATCAAAGTGTGCATGTGACGAAACGCGAAAATCTAACATGTTTAGGCTCCATCTAATCACTATGATGATTTACACGTTAAGTGAAATGTCGCATTCACTCAGAGCTTGAATAGTCAGAGCAGCCATGTTCACTTCAACCAGGCCCTTAGTCTGTTTACCCTTTGGCTTGATTGGCAACTTTCCGTATTCAATCAGGTTCTTAGCTGTTTCTTTGTTAGTGCCAGTACGGCGGCAATACTCATCAAGTGGCAGGTAAGGCTCAGGGATGACGATTGTAATGTTTGGTCGCATAAGGCAAACTCCGCTGGTTAACCTGTACGGCAATACAGGGCAATAATGGGCAATGTTTCTTTAAACCTACAAAGCGGAGTTTAATATCACTCCACGAAAACTTGCAAGGATAAGTTTTCATGAAGCTACAAATTGATTTTTCACAAGGCGGAAATGACACCTTAGATCGCGTCATTGAGGCGTATGGATTCAGAACTAAAGTCGCTCTTGCAGAACATCTAGGGATAGCGAGTAGTAGCCTTGCTAATCGATATAAGAGGGACTTTTTCCCGGCAGATATCGTGGTTCGCTGCATGGCTGAGACGGGCGCTACGCTTGAGTGGCTGGTTACCGGGAATGGGCCAAAGTTTGACGGCGAAGACCTCGACATTCTGAGAATTGCCAGACAAAAAATTGTCGACGGTCAGCTTTATGACTCAGGGGTTCTTATGTTGGATAAAGCTACATTTTTGCCAGGAAAAGCAGTACCAACGAAGCCTCTTTGTATCATTGAAAGCTCAACGACGTATGTTATCGAGAGGGAGTTTTCAGAGGTGTTTGATGGTGAATGGCTTGTCGATATTGAAGGTAAAACAAGCGTAAGGACACTGACTCGGATCCCAGTAAAGAAAGTTCGTGTTAGCGGCGCTGGCGCGGCTTTTGACTGTTCCATTGATGACATAAGCGTTATCGGGCGTGTGGTGCTAACAATAATCAGCGGATGATTAGTTATGACCGTTCGAAAATTAAGTGATGGGCAATGGGTCGCTGACTTTTATACAGTCAATCGCAGCGATGGAAAGCAGGGTAAAAGAGTCCGTAAAAAATTCTCTACTAAAGGGGAAGCTCTTGCATTCGAAAACTTCACAATGCAAAAGGTTGATAACTCCCCCTGGCTAGGTGATGGCAAAGATCGCCGTCGTCTTTCCGACCTCGTTCACCTTTGGTTTGACCGTCACGGAATTACCCTAAAAGATGGCGAGAAAAGAAAGAAATCCATGCTATGGGCAGCGGAGTGCATGGGCTCCCCACTTGCTAGCGAATTTAGCGCCCAGCTATTTACCGCATACCGCGCAAAAAGGCTTGAAGGGCATTTTGCTCGCACAAAGAGAATTAGCCAAGTATCGCCACGGACGATGAACCTTGAACACGCTTACTTTTTAGCTGTCTTTAATGAACTTAAACGATTAGGTGAGTGGGCACCACCCAACCCCCTAGAAAATGTCAGGCAATTTCGTACTGAAGAAAGCGAGATGTCATATCTCACAGCTGAGCAGATTGAATCGCTGTTAAAAGAGTGCCGCAACAGTTCTGCTGAAGACCTAGAGATAATCGTTAAAATTTGCCTGGCAACTGGAGCGAGATGGAGTGAAGCAGAAAGCCTAAAGCGTTCTCAGGTTTCCTCGGGGAAGATCACTTATATCAAGACTAAGGGTAAAAAGAATCGAACAATACCCATATCGGCCGAGCTAATGGGGGAACTTCCCAAAAAGAATGGTGCGCTATTTACCCCATGCTACTACGCCTTTAGAAATGCCCTGGATCGCGCAGGGATAGAGCTTCCTCCGGGCCAGTTAACTCATGTCTTGCGGCATACGTTCGCCAGCCACTTTATGATGAACGGCGGGAACATCCTCGTATTGCAAAAGATACTGGGGCACACCGATATAAAAATGACAATGAGATATGCACACTTCGCCCCCAACCATCTTGAGGATGCAGTCAGACTCAACCCTTTAGATTGTCGCAAAAGTGTCGCATCAACTTAG